CTTCCATAATAATCTTAGCAAAACCTGTGGTCTTGCCTGATCTGTTGCCACCAAGGACTAAGCACTCGTTGTACTCTTGCAATCCCTCCTTTATGCGCTCCCATCCAGGCAGGTTAAACCCATGACGAATAGGATCGTCCTCAGATGCCTTAATCCTGCCCTCGTGAGCCTTGTGCAGCTCCTTAAGCAGATTAAGGTCGTTCTCGTACAGCCAAACAATTTCATTAGCTGTAGGAGGACTTAATAAAGGATGTTCAGTAAATTTAATTGTCTAACCAGTCTATTCTTTCTAGCTCCTGCATGGACTTCTTGGAAACTAAAGCCAATAAGACAGCTAGGTTCTCGTGGAAGTGTTCTTCTTCCATCTTGTTAAAAATATCGTACTCGAAACCACTTTCTGTAATAGTAGCTACTAAAACAGTCTCCCAGTTTGGAGTGATGGTATCTAAGGACTTGTAAACTAACTCTAAGTTTTCATTCATTTTTTATTCATTAAAAGATTCTCCTTATATCGTGTCTAATTGGGTCTGCTTTAAAAGGCGTTGTTTCAATAGTGGAGGAAGTGGGATTTGCACCCACGTCCGAAGGTGGTGACACTGTGACAGGTGACACTGTGACACCTACTTTCGTCGAATCTATGTTTCCCCCTCTAAATCTACTTTCGTACTCCTGGACATCCTTGTAAAAAGGCTCCTTGGGGCGGAATACCTTATTGTACCCCTCATAAAAAGCATCCCAGTTATCAGTTCTGTTTCTGTCGCCTTTACCACTCATTTTATTTTTCAGGTAATAAATTTTGCTTACAAATAAATCTTATTAAATAATCCATAAAATACGCTCCTGCTTCCTCTCCCTCTAGACCTAAATATTCCAAGGAAGAACAAACTGAGTGATAAGCCTCATGAGCATAAGTATCTAATGTGCTCCAGGATAACGGTTCTTTAACAAATATTCCTTGGACGATACCTTGATCTACTCTAAAACCTGCTGTATTTTCGCACTTGTCCATGTTGCCAACTTGTTTCCGAACCTTTTTCTCAACAGCACCTTCAGCTACCATAGACTTTACGAAGTCATTAAAATTATGCTTTCCACCCCATATAACAAAAACCACAGGATATATTTCGTTCTTTAGAACTAATTTAAATGAAGATCCTGTAGCGTCAGCGTACCTACTCATTGTCTAAATCTATTACCTGAGCCTCTTTCATCTTGTTTTTAGCCTTCTCCATTAGCTCCCTGTAATCCTCGTCAGTGTAAATCTTTTCTTCCCTGTTGATACTAGTAGCTTCACCCCTAGCCAATAAAGCCTCCCTAGCGGAGTTAGCCTTAGCTATACTAATATCCTTGATGTCCTTAAACGTAGGCTTAAGCTCCCCTGACTCCATGCTAGAGCGTACCTCCTGTACCATATCCTCCTCTAGGGAACTAATATTCAGGTAAGAGTAAGATGCTATCTGACCACCAAGCTCCCTCCACTTACCTAGATGATCTGCGTAAGTAGCCAGTACACGTACAATAGTATCCCTCTTGAATCCGTACTTACGCACTAACTGCGTCTGAGTCTTGCCACTAGCACTCAGAAACAGTATCTTAGCAGCCTTCTCAGGATTGTACTTTTCTAAAGCCTTTACACCATCAAGCTCAGAACTCTTTACAAATTCCTTAATCTTTAGATCTATATCAGAAAGTAACTCTGACTTAATCTGGTCTGCTTGACGTTCTTGCACAAAAGCTTATCGCAAAGTATTTGCATAAAGTCAAGTCAAAATCTTACTTTACTAATTATCTATATGTACTGACGTCAATTAAAGTACAAAAAACAGTTTACACTTGGCACACTTGGCACACTTAGAAAAAACCTTGAGTTGCATAATTTTTAAAGGGGCAGTTTATGTATATATAGTAACAGCGGCAGCGCGCAAACAAGCCCCTCCCCCCTCGCGCGCACGACCACGCATAATGCGCACACGCGCGTAGGTATTAAGGGGCAAAAATCAAAGCGCAATTTTGTTTCTCCTTTGGAGATATATTCCCAAGGGGTTTTAATGGTGCCTTTTCCAATCCCATTTGCTTGCATCTCCCTTGCTCTTTCAACTCGTTTCACTCGTATTTTATCAAGTAGATTGATAGCATAAAAGCAGAAATCCGAAAATAATTGAAAAAAGATTTCTTCTGTAAGTTACTGATTTCCAGGATTTTTCCAGCTTATCGCAAGTTGCTTGCAAACTTTTTTCTTTACCTTTTCCGCTCTTTCCCCCAATTTTTGGAGCATGGAAATAACCACCGAAAAACATGATGAGCGTTGGCAATATCAATTCCTTTCTGACGTTTTGAGATGGCTGGAAAGCCATGATTCAGAATTTAGAAACGCTAGGATTGAGAATTCAGGAATCGCGCTATTCGACACATTCGACAACATCGAGCGTCAATTTCACTCTCTCAACGATTTGAGGGAATGGCTAGGATATTAATTGAAAGGAAATCACACCATGAATAAAAAGCAAACAGAAGTAGCATGGCAAGCAGTTGCCAATGAACTAGGTGGAGAAGTAGATATTGAATCTTTGACTCTTGATTTTAGGATGAATCAAAACGGAATTGCTGCCGTTTTGTTCAAATCGAATTTAATCGAGATTGGCAGATTTAAATTCGAAAACGGAGAAATGGACATTTCGTATAGATTGTTTTGCGAAATGGTAATAAACCGAGATGGTAGTTTCAATCAAGAGGCTTTTGGTGGATTGGGTGGAAATCCTGAATCATGGGAAGCATTGGATGAAACAGAAGAATTCGAATCCCACCTTTCAAGCAAAACCATTACTTGTCCCGATGGATTCAAGTTTCATGGCGAAAATTTCAATGGCGTTTGTTTTGAATCTTGGACAGATTACGTTGGGGATTTGGGATTCGAATCATTCAGAGAAGTAATTGAGGCTTACAAGTAAACACTGACAGAGAGGAAATCATCACCATGAAAAGAACCATCACAAAAACAGAAGACAAAAACATTCGCTTGAATCTCTCAAAATGGTTTAGAGTTTCAAGTTTAGAGAATCGCCACGATGGCGCAAACTGGTACGCTGACGCTCGCAAATTCACCATCGACACCGCGGAAAAATTCGGAGTCGATAGGTATAAAGTTGCGGCGGTTGTATCCGCTCTTTCTCCGAATAACAAATGGGAAAGAAACAAAATTGACGCCATTGCGGTAATAAACGCATGGCAAGCTGGACTCGATGCGGATAGCGTAAAGGTTTGCACATATGGAGCAAACAAGCGTAAAGCGTTTAGAATCCTGGATGGCGAGTTGATTGCGGAATCATCACCGAAAACTCACAGTTTCGCCATGAACATCGCGCATCTATCAAGTGAACATATCACCATCGACAAATGGCATATCCGCGCTTGCCTATGCTCTCCAGATGATGGAATCGTTGACACGGTGGAGAGTGTGACAGCAAAACAGTATCGACGGATTGAAAGAATCACGGCAGAAATTGCACGCGATCACGGATACAAGGGGTTCGAATTTCAAGCGATCTTGTGGGTAACGATAAAGGAAAGCTGGGGCCGGTAATTATGGAGGCTGAAACGATACGATTTATAGCGGGAATAATTGTTTTTGCATCGATGCTAATAATCAAAATAAACGAGAGGATAAACGAGAGGAAATCAAAATGACGAAATCACAGATTGAGCAACTTGAAATGGAAACCCTTAATTGCGTCGCTTGCACTATACCAAAGGAATACAGCTACGGAATAACTGTTTGCGCCTTTTATGACATGAATCATGGCAGGCTTGAAGGAGCAGACTGGGAGGGTCAACAAGTTGAAATTGGAAAGCGTGGAAAGATTTGGAGGGATCGAAACTATAAGACGGCGAGATATTACGGCATAAAGGGTAAAAATCATGAATGGGTATAATTTAAACTAAACACGAAAGGAAATCATCATCATGAACTCACTATTGAAACAGACACAGAAAGACGTTTCCAGACACTACGCTAGGAAAATAGATTTAGCTGGCCTGGCAGAACTACAGGCAATCGATAAGAAAATCGAGCGGCACTATCAAAACGGTACGCTAAGCGCGGAGGATTTCGGCAAGCTATCCGTTCGGACTATGGAGGAGATTTGCAAATTTGACTGCATTAAATAACGATGAAAATAGCAATACTATGTGAGACAAGCGGCACGATCCGCGAACTAATGAGAGAGAAGGGGCATGATGTCATTTCGTGCGACATCCTACCCGCTGATGATCTATCGCCAAGCGATGGTCACCATTGGCAAGGGGACGCCATGAAATTCTTGGAGGATAGTGACGATGGAGAGTTCGATTTGATAATTGGACATCCACCGTGCACTGCCCTTGCTCTAAGTGGCAACAGATGGTACGGACAAGGCATGGAAAGACACGCCAAGCGATTGGAGGCTATGCAATGGACGGTTGACTTGTGGAATCTAGCTAAACGCAAAGCAAAGCGAGTCGCATTCGAGAACCCAGTAGGAGTGCTGGGTCATACTGAAATGGGCAAGGCTACGCAATACATCCAGCCTTGGCAGTTCGGACATACCGAAAGCAAACGCACGGGTCTTTGGCTACACAATCTGCCCAAAATACAGGAAACGGACAACGTGAAAGAGGAGTTCGATAAATTGCCAGCTAAGGAGAAGCACAAGATATGGTACGCATCGCCTAGTGTGGATCGTTGGAAGGTAAGAAGCAAGACATACATGGGAATCGCACAAGCGATTGCAAATCAATGGGGGGATTTAGAATCATGAATAAACTAGAGAAGACAATTGAATTCTTGACGGCTGCCTGTATAGCTGTCTCACTAATGGCGATAACTTACTCGCTGTTCATTAACATAATAAAGTAAGGAGATATGAAGTACACGAAAAATACACTAACCACAGCTCGTGGATTCATTAATGATGTCAGGAAAGACATCGAGAATGGATTCTTAGAAGAGGCAGATATGCAACTGGACTACATCAACAAGATGCTAGGACATTGCATACGTGAGGAGCTAGATCTTGATGCACAGGAGATCTACTACAAGGGCAAGATGCAAGGGATAGACGATCTTGATAGACGCCTAGACAATGTATTCTGCAACGTGCAAGACCAGCTCCAAGCTGGAGAATGTAACCTAAGCCAACAGAAAGTATAAACATGAAACCAAAATTCACAATAGAAGTTAAAGTACACGACACAAAATTCGACGTGACACTCGATACCTTTGAACCTTCAGAACCGTACGTCGATGGCGTGTGGGTGGCAGGGTCAATCCAAGAAATCTCTGATCTCTTGGATGATAAAGTCCTTGAAAGGATCGAGGAAGAAGCTATAGGAATCTGCGTACAAAATGCAGAGGAAGAGATATTAGAAAGAGGTGAAGCATGGAGCTAGACACAAAAAGTTACGGGACGAATCTAGAAAATTCTGGTGGTCAGTACTACAAGTACGATCAATGGCAGAAGAACTTAAACCCTCGATGCGAAGAGAGGGGGTATTGCCCGATAAAAAATGGTGAAGTCCTGGGGCGATACAAGTTCCACGCAGTCGCAGAGATGGTTCCTTGCGATTTGATTGTCGCGTACCGTGACCTCGATAGATTCGGCTACGCAGAGTCAGGCAGGAACTGGCTTCAAGAAATGATAGACAAGGCAAACAAGAAAGGAAATAAAAATGCCAGCAGGACCATATAGAGTATCGTCAAACGGATATCCGTGGAGGGGTCCAGGGATAAAAAAACCTAAAGCCAATAAAGGCCCACGCCATACACCCAAAAAAAGGAGGAAGAAATGATAGACCAAAGTGAATTAGACAGAAAATATGATTGCGGTAAACGGTTCGTAATCATGCACGATGGGAAGCCCGTATCCTACAGCAAGAATCCTTTTACCGCTAGCCAGATGGCTGACAGGTTCAGGAACAGGGGCTACAACATTGAAGAACTCAAGATAGTTCCCATCAGGGATCTAATGGATAGAGTCCCCACTGAATTGAAGGACCAGAGATTCCTTGATGAAGTACAAAGGATCGTAAAGCTGGTTAATCCAATCACGGAAGATGAGATGGAGGAAGTTAAGAAGATAGCTGTACAAAACGTAATGAGACGAGACCTGGAGGATATGGTATGCCGAGCAGTAATGGAAAGATAAAAACGGATAAGATACGTACCTTGGGGATAGACCCTAAGGATCTAAAGACATCTCTATTCTGCCATTGGGAGATGGAGAAGCTGGATTACCACCTAGACAGGATGGTATCGTATTTAGTGGAAAACAGGCTCCCTCGCTCGCTGACTAATTTAGTGATCGAGGAAATCGAAGAGGCCAGAACTGAGCTTAAGGATATCTTCGACAGCTTGTACGAGAAAGAAGGGAGGCTTGACAGGTAGTGTATGATGGCTCTCAGTTCAGCGCGCCCTTGCCTTGAGAACAGGCGTACCTAGTGGTACAAGGGACATCGGTTGCCAGAAGTTGCCCGACTGGTTGTAAAACGGATCGCATTTGCGATGGCTAACGCCTGATGAAAGAGAATTATAGTGACGTACCGAGTTCTCACAGGCACCAGCTCTACGATTGACTCATTACAGGGATCAAGAATAGACTGTTAGCTCCTTTTAGTAGGGGCTAACTGTGTCCAGATACGATGATCTATTAAGGGATTACAGAACAGAAAATACTTACTTCTTACTAAACCCACTTACTAAGAAGTTTAAAAATGAAGGATTGAAATGGGATTAACAATAGAACAACAGTACGTGATGGACTGTATGCTGACAGGTAGGCAAGGAGGTAGACTAATATGCTTTGGATCAGCAGGTACAGGTAAATCATTCTTAATTAAAGAGATAGTAAAGACATTCGGTAACACAATCCTGGCTGCACCTACAGGAAGAGCAGCTACAATCATCGGAGGTAGTACAATACACAAACTGTTCGGAATACCTTCAACACAACCAATCAATCCAGACTTTAAAGAGCAGCCAGTACACAGACAAAGATTTGAAGATCCCTCTTGCAGATATTTTGGAGGCACTAGACGTGAGGTTCTGAAGCACTGCTCGTGGATTATCTTAGACGAGATCGGTATGATACGATGCGATCACCTTGATTTCATCGAGGCTGCTTTGCGTAAAGCTCGTGGATCTTTCGAGCCGTTCGGAGGTGCTAAGATTCTGTGCGTTGGAGATGTCGGTCAGCTTCCACCAGTCGCACAAGGCAAGGATGCACAAGTTTTGAAACGGTACGGTTACAAGAATCCGTTCGGATTATTTCAGAGTAATGTGCTGGACGATGACTTCCACAGGATTACGCTTACAAAAATTATACGCCAAGAAAATCCTATCGAAGCTAATATCTTGAACAGAATCAGGATAGGTGAACAGACTAAAATAGATATTGATTATTTGAATACACGTGTGCAAGATCCTGATAGTAAAGCAGTTATATTGACTCCACTCAGGAAGATACGTGATGACATCAACAATAAAAAACTTAGTGAGGTTCCAGGAAGACTGTTGTGTTTTTCTGCAACTAGATCTGGATCGTTTAAAAAGAAACGAGACAAGGATCTTCCCATCCAAGAACACATCTACTTGAAGGAGTGCTGTCGTGTAGTTGTAAAAGCAAACATGACGTACAAAGTCATGGGAGTGATGCAAAAGATAGTGAACGGAGATACTGGTACGTTCTACGGACTTGATAAACGTGGAAGAATGATAATCCACAGAGACTCCGACAACACTATCATTTACCTGAAGCCAAAGAAGTACCAAGACAGTACGCCAAAGGTTACGATCAAGGATGGAGAGGAAAAGATTACTGATGAAAGCAAGGGTCAGTACATTCAGTTCCCTATCCAGCTTGGGTACAGTATGACGATCCACTCTAGCCAAGGGAGTACACTGAATAAGGTACACTTGCAGCTACCAAGGCAAGTACCTATGGCTCCTGGCCTTACGTACACAGCCCTATCAAGGATTAAATCGTTTGCAGACTTGACATTGAGCCGAGATCTGCAAAATTATGATATATGGAGCGATGTTTCCGCTGCATATCACCATCAACAGTACGAGTTTAATTACGAGTACAAAACAAGAAACCAATAAAACATTAACGCTTCTGAAGCGAATGACGGGAGGGTACTGCACAAGTACACTCGGCCTGCTCCTGGGCAACGCTGGCAGTACACCACTGACAACTTGTTCGGCAATATCGAATCTGTATGGATCGACAACGGAATGTACGGTGATGTTCTTAACATGGGACTGAACCATGAGCAAGGGGTAGACGTTCTGTCTGTGCCTGTTTGGAAGAAGGAAGGCAAGTTAAGCACTGACTTCAAGGGTATCGCTAAGAAGATTCCTAACATCTCTGTGCATTCTCCTATTAGCATATCCACTTGGACTAATGTTAAGGGGGCTTACAAGTACAAAGATCCTCAAGGCAACGAGCATACCAGCATCCCGATCTACATCACGATGCAGCAAGGTGGTGCTAATATCGCATCCGCTTTCCCTTGGGAGAACGGCAAGTACGTTGGAGTTCCTGAAGCTGATTCTACTGTCCTGAACGACAAGACTTATTACGATTACTCGAAGCAGAATAACTTCTTCTTAGACACGGTTAATCGTTTCATCCAGGACAACCATGCTGCCTTCGAGGAGCGTAAAGCTAATAGGTCTATGACTCCTGCTGAACAGGAGAAGCAAGAGCCTAAGAACATCCCTGTCACGGCTACTGCTGCTGACGATGACGACGACGATCTACCGTGGTAAGCATGAGCGAAACTAAATGGGTTCAAGGGAAGCTTGTTAAGCAGGTGTACAGAGACGCTGCTAACAACTTCCAGCTTGCTCGCAAGGATGGATCAACATTCGGTCTGATATACAAAGGTTCCCCTCTCAGTAAATACGAGAAGGGGACTGAAGTATACGCCACTGACGCCAGTCTTTACATAGATGGTGACGTTAAGGTGTACAGCACTGAAGATCCTCCTAAGTTCAAGTTCAATGAAGAGACCACCACCCATGTTAATAAGCAGGGTGCAGTCCAACCAGCACCAAAGGTACGTGAGATCACTACCGAGGAGCTGGCCCTTGCAGGAGTGGAGCTACTGCTCACCAACACTCTGAACAAGGATGTGCAGGAAATTAGAATTCTTATGCAGGAGTTAGCATTCAGTAGAATTTCTGGTTAGTGTTATGTCGGTAGTTTTAGCCATCGGGGATTTGCATGAGCCTTTTTGCTTAGACAAGTACCTTAGGTTCTGTAAGAACGTGGATCGTAAAGCTGGTTGCAACAAAGTTGTGTTTATCGGTGATGTTATTGATAATCATTACAGCAGCTATCACGAGACAGACCCCGATGGCTATTCTGCTGGCGAAGAACTAGACAGGGCTATAAAGAGAATAGGCAAATGGTACAGGGCTTTCCCTGATGCCTACGTCTGTATAGGCAATCACGATAGGCTAGTCCATCGTAAGGCTTACACTGCTGGTATCTCAAAGCGGTGGGTCAGAGAGTACAGTGAGGTGCTTAAAGCTCCTGGGTGGCAGTTCGTTGAGAGCGTTACGATAGATAACGTAGTGTACTGTCATGGAGATGGGAAGAAAGCTATCCAACGCTCAAAGCAGGATATGCAGAGCGTGGTTCAGGGCCACTACCACTCTGAGTGCTACGTACAGTGGCATACAGGAGCTAAGTGCAAGGTGTTCGGGATGCAACTAGGTTCTGGCATAGACAAGGACAGTTACGCTATGGCGTACGGAAAGTACGGTCCTCATCCAGCTATTGGATGTGGGGTAGTGCATCACGGTAAGGTAGCTACGAATTACTTAATGGAATTATGACTAACAAAGAACTGGAAGAATACATACCCTTTATTTTCGATCAGATGGAAGCGATCCTAAAGGGGAAGAACCACGACTACACTGGTGGTGAAGACGCCTTTGCTAACTTCAAGCAAGCTGAGGACTTCGGGATAGATCCATTAGTTGGACTGTGCGTTCGCATGGGAGACAAGATGAAGCGGGTGCAAACGTACTGCAAGAAAGGGGAGCTGCAAGTAAGGCAGGAGGGAATAGAGGATGCCTTCAAAGATTTTATAGGATATTCAGTCCTAGCCTTAGCAATGTTATCAGAAAGAACGTTCCCATGAAAGAACCCTGCCAAAACTGTGTGCCGAATTATGTGCTCACATTAAAGACCCCTCATAAAACTTGTACAGTCGCATTATACGAAGAAGATATGATGCTGCATGAAGTCCTAGATGAGCTTGTTACTCCTGTCCTAGAAGGATCAGGATACGTAGTACAGCCAGGACACATCGACATTTTCCACAGAGAAGAATGATTCAAGAGCAATTCAAAGAACTAGCCCTACAAGTAAAAGAAATGCTATCTTCTGATTCAGGGTACGTGAAAGAAAGCGTAGCCCCTATGATCGGAGGTGGATTTACTGGCGAGCTGATGCCAGTAGGTTATCATATATTTCCAGTCAGGCAGATATGCAAGACAGAACTAGGGAAAACACTGATGGATCAAGTCACGATGTTCCACCAGAAGGTGATAGACATAGACGATAACAACGATATGGTAGTGTATTCCGAGGCTTCACTGCTCCCTGAAGAGGCGATCAGGATTCTTGAGGTTTGGATGCAGAGATTCATTGAAGAGAGGGTAGACGAGTTGTGAAGTACATTAGTATAGAGGATTCTCTTGTGATGAAAAAATTACTCCAAGATGCGCAAGAGTCACAAAAAGAAGTAGACGCAAACGTACAGGCTTTAGTTAAGGAAATAGGAGGAGACTATCATGGCATCGAGCACGAGATAATAGATCAAGCTGTGCTGAACGATGAGAATTTAGATTGGGTCATACAAGAGATCAAGCAATGGGAGCAGTACAGGGCAGACCTTAAGATATGAAAAAGATTAAGCAGTCCGAAATCAAATTCCTGAGAGAAGAACTCCTAGATTATCAAGGAGGACAAGACCCAATTACTGGTTTACAGATCACAGACCCTGTTCTTGACCACGATCATGCCTCAGGAGCCATCAGATGCGTTCTACAGCGTGAAGTCAATGCGTTTGAGGGTAAGGTATGGAATTCTTATAAACGATTTATACGGCCTCTGGGAGCCTCTTATGAGGATGTCCTGATTAACCTAATAGCGTACTGGAACAAAGACTATTCCAGTAATCCCATCCATCCTAAACACAAAACCGAGAAGGACAAGATAATCAGAGAGTACAGACGCAGGATCAAGAGAGCCAAAAGACCACAGACAAAAGAGAAGTACAGAGTTCTGATTAGGGAGTTGACAAGTAAATCTTAATTACTACAGTACCAATTATGTCAGATAATAGTGAAGAACCAACAATATCGTTTCAGGATTTAGCTGTTGTAATAAGCATCATAGATTACGCCTCTAAGTGTGGAGCCTTTGAGGGCAAAGACCTTTCAACAATAGGCCAAGTAAGGGATCGCATTCAAGCGCTCCTAGTATTCCACACAAAACAGACCCAAGAAAAATCAGAAATCTCTGAAGAAAATTTATCATCCGATCCTGAAGACAGCAGTACACCACCTGATAAAGAGTAACACGTTCTCTCCTCAAGTTACCTTATCACTCAAGGGCAGTGGGCGTAAAAACCTGCTGCCCTTTTTCTGTTATCTAGTAGCAGTCCTTAGGGCTTTATTTGCAACGGTGTTAGAAATTATCTTTCTGCTCCGCAAGTCTCTTATTTCAGCCCTAGAAGCATTAGTATCTTGAAGCCATTTAACCTTTTCTGCATTAACAAGACCCATTAAGTTTCTTTCAGAAATGCTAATGTTTTTCTTGTCTATAAACTCTTGCTGCTTGTGGTAATTTTCTAATCGCCGCTTCTCATCAGGGTCTTCAATCAGCTTTATTGCAGCTTCTTTTGAGATCTCTGGATCTAGCTCTTCGTACAAATCCCTTGTGGTTTTAACCCTATCAGGGTCAAAAGGCTTATACTCAAGTCCACTAGAAATACGAAGCAAGTCCATCGCGGAAACATTTGCTCCTTTTTTCATTATGTCGTAGATCTCTTTGTCGCTAAATCCTAGTGTACCTAGGTTCTTGTAGTGCCTAGCAATCTTGTCGTAGCTTTGCTTTGCCTGTGCATTAGCTCTTTCGTAAGCTGCCTGTAGGTCTGCACCTTCAAGATTTTTTGCATCCCTGTTATAAAAGCGACTTTTGGTTCCAGTCAGGTTTTCAACAGATTCTTTTATGTTGAACCTAGCTTGCTGTTTATTGTCTACAACATTTAAACGAAGTCCAAAAGCTCTTTTTGTCAGATCGCCTACATCGTACTTGCCTTTTCCCTCAAGAGCCTCTTCCCACTTCTTAGCTTCTCTAGCAGTAGGAGGAGTAAGCAATTCCTTGAACAAGTGCATTGCTCTTTCTTCGGCTCCGTAGTCTTCTTGATCTTCTATTTTCTCTCCAAAATCATCCTTATTATTGATCGCATTGAGTAAAGGTCTTACAACAAGGCCACCGTCAGTCCCGAACTGGTCAACTATGTACTTAGAAATTGCATCTGGGTCGCCAGACAAACCAGCCTTTATAGCATCTCGAATAATAGCTTGAGGAACTAGGTAAGATGGATCTGCGTACCTAGACTTAGAGCGATCTTCATTCATTGTAGCAACAAGAGTTTTACCCCTGTCCCAAGAATTAGCTATCGTCTCTTGGTACGCTTGCTTTTCCTCATCTGTTTCTAAAGCAGTCTCATCTTTGCCCTTGAAGACATTTACTGCTCCAGTAGCTGCTGCTGTACTTCCACCAACCACTCCAACAACAGCACCAAGCCTTTTTAATCCCTCTAGCCTCATAGCAGCCTGATCTGCTTTTGTGAGCTTTGATGGATCTATACCAAGGTTTCTTCCGAACTCGCCCTTAAGCATTTGATCGGCGTACTTAACTTGGTTGTAAACGTTTCTAAAAGTTTCTAGCGTAAAAGAAATGTACGGGTTTATGGCTGCTTTACGACTAAGGAACTTAGCGGCTCCACTAACTCTTTCGTAGTTAGGAAAGGTATCATTCGTAAAGTTAGCAGCTAGGCGTTTAGCACTTTGCTCATCTAAGCCAGGAAACATCTTAGAGATAGAATCCTGATTGCTCTTCCACAGTGCGTACCTGAACGTGCTATCAGGTGCAGAGTAAACCTTTCCTAATGGATCAATAATCTTTTTTAGTGGCCTAAATGAACCCTCAAAAGCATTCCGTATATCTGATGCTTCTACGTTCTGATTGATTATACCTAAAGAAACTGCATCTTGGTAGTCATCTAAGAACGCCTTCCTGTCTCCAAGAACTCTTTGAACCCCTGGTATCTTAGACAAAGCCTTAAAGTCGCCAGCGACTACCTGAGTGCCTCTGCCTAAGTTCTTAAAGTAACGGCCTCTAGGCATAATGCCATTAGAAAGAGTTAGTCCAATACCAGACACAAGCTGAGTAGCGTAAGCTGGAGCATTGCCCAAGACATTCTTGGCCTTAACAAACCCACTAATGCTGTCCCAAGTCTTTTGAAAATTATCTTGCTGCTTTGCTACTCTAGGACGTACCTTTTCCAAGGCTATCTCGAACTCAACTGGAACATAAATATCTGAATCAGCAATAGTTTTAAGATTGAGTTTAGCTAAGTCCTCAGGAATCATTTCACCTGGACGCAGACGAACGCCAACGCCAGACCTTTGAACATAATCCAGTATAGCCTGATCTTCCTTAGCAGCCTGTCTTAACCTAGCAGTACCACTTAGTGTACCAAAAACCTTCTCGCTTGGATCTTTTATTTCACCAAGATATAGTTTTTCTTGCTCTCCTGGCTCACGCAGTTTTTTAAGTGATCCTTGAAAAGATTGAGGAACATAACCTATTTCTTTATCTTTTTGAGATCTTGCACTCACGCTTTCTAGGCTTTTAAGATGTTCTCCAGCCTGAACCATAGCGGTTTCCTTGCCTATTCTTGAAGGAACCTCTTTATTATTTTTTATAGCTTCAGATATTTCTTCTCTGTTCTTTTTTATAATCGAATCAGCTATTTCTTTTTGAGCTTTTAGCCTCTGAGCGCGGCTAGGCACAAAGTTTTTATCAGTAAAAATCCTGTACTCTCTTTTAAGATATTTATTTTCTTCTATACTTTGGCGTATTATGTTTGATAGCCTTTCTCTCTCCTCTGAATCTAAAGCTCTGTAAAAATCTGAATCTATTAACTGAGCTATTTCCTCCTGAATTGGAGCCATCTCATCCTTGAACTTCCTAAGGTCAGCAGCAATATCATTCAGCGATGAATCAAGATCAGCTTCACCAGTAAGGAATTGGTCAATCTTATCCTTTGCAGATGGATCTCTCTTCAGTTTTCTTTCTATAGTAGATCTAATCTTATCTGCTGTTGCCTCTAACCCGTCAGCTTCCTTCCTGATTCTTTCTAAATCTAAATCAAGCTCTTTTCCAATACCAACACTAGGAGCAACCCTAGATACTGTGCGTTTTGCTAGCCCAACTAAACCCTTAGCAGACTTAGGAAAGTTCTCTACAATATCACCCTTTGCTAAAATGTTAGTAGCAACTTGAGAAACTGCTTTTTCTGGATTTGTAGCATCAAGCAAAGGATCTACAACATTCTTAGCGTCTTTATCGCCTTTATTGTAAGCATCAGTAAGAACATCTACGTTCTTCCCAGCAAACTTAGCGTAAGACTTAGACAGGGCTTCACCACTTGCACCTAATGCTCCACCAAGAACAACGCCAGTTATACCTGCTTTAGCAAGTTCTTCTTGTGTAGGGAGCTTCCCTTCAATAGATCCCTCAATAAGTTGTGCAGCAGGAGCGCTACCAGCACCTATAGCAGCATTAGCCAAAGAAGCCTTGCCAACCCTAGTCGCAAACTTACCACCTTTAGCAATCTTAGCCCCTGGAATAAAGTTAAGAAAAGTATCACCAACAACCCTTCCCCAATTTATTTCCCCATCAGGGTTTTCAATTTCTTGAGCAGCTATACTGCCAGATACGCCACCACTAATTGCACCAGCTACATAACCTACACCTGCACCTATAGCAGTACCAAGAACGGGAACTGCAGACCCTATAGCACCACCTGCTGCTGCTCCAGCGTACTTAGCTCCCTCTGCAATAGCTACTTCTGCTGCAAGACCTTTACCGATTTGACCTAATGTGGGATCTTTGTCAGCAGGAATCTTGCCTTCATCTAGCATTTTTTTGGCAAAACCAAAAATTTGCTCACGAGAAGCTCCCTCTGGATGCTCTATTTCAACTTCGCGTCCATCAGGCAATACAACAGTGCTAGTTGCCATAGTTTAGTTTACCTTTTTAGTTCAAATTCAGCAAAAGGATCGTCCGAATTTTTGTCATCTTCATCCTCATCGGATTCAGATTCTGCCTCAATACCAGCTTGTACGTAAAGAGCTATATTTTCTGCTGTTGGATCTTCATCGCCAGTAAGTTTAAGATCTGGTATAGAATTAAAAAGTCTAATAGCCATAGCTTCATCTCCTTTTTCAAGAAGATCAGCTATTTCGTTGTATTTTTGAAGCCTGTATTGTTGGTCTTTTTGGAAAGCAGTAAGCGTTTCCCCTTCTTTTGGTAACGCCCTATATCCATGAACTTTATTACCAACGTACAAAATTTCAAAACCACCCTCTTGTACAGCTCTAACTTGAGCGGGAGTTAATTCCTTTTGAGTCTTAAGTAATTGATCTAAATCACGAGCAGTAAGTTCTCCAGAAGAAAGAATATCCTCGATTCCTTCTCCCCTCAAAACAGCCTGAGCACCTTGATTAAGAAGTTGAGTAGACCTAAATTGTTTTTCTCTGGCTTCTCTTTGTTCTTTTAGTCCCCTGATGTACTCTTCATCTCTAAGGATATTAAGTTCTTCTAATTTAATTTTTCTTTTAGTTTCTGCTTCTGCTTGTTCAGCCTTATAAATTGAATCAGCAAGTTGTATTACTTTGCGATCATCACCAATAAGCTTACGTATTTCTTCAGCGTTAAGATCACCGTACAATCTTTTTGCCATCGGCCTATCCAATAAAGGCTCAAGCATTTTTGTAGCGACTTCTTCAAGTTCTTTTTTCTGTATTCTTTCCTTCCGCTTTTCAAGGCCAGAAGTAATGGCATTAAAAAACTGCTGACTAGACTGTGCTTTAACAGCAGCTATGCGAGGAAGCATAGAGTAATCTTGACGAAGTGCAGCAAGATTTATGGGTGTTGATTTTTTAAGTGCCATCTTTTTAAAACAATATTTTAAGTTAAATTATGTTAAACTTAGATCTTCAACAAGTTTAATACCTCCTACAAGCCCTGATTTTCCACTTGGAGTATCTCTGCGTCCAGGATTTATTAAATCAAGAAAACCACCTCCAATATCTTGGACTACTTTAATTGGGTTAATAGGATTATTTGTAATTTGAGGAATTAAACTAATACCCGATCTAAGGATATCAGCTTGTTGTTCTCTTCTTGCGCCCTCTCGAATGGCATCTGAGTATTGTCTAGCAGCCCTTTCACCAAGAATGTTCTGAATATCAGTTCCAGCAATTCCAAGGATTGATCCAGGATCTACCCCGATATCAGGAGCCATTCTGCCATAAATACCAGATTCAATATCAGAAAGTAATCCAGCAGTAGCTCTTTGCTGACCAAGAAGTTGACCTGCAAGTTGCAAGTTTTGATCTCTTCTTTCAGCACGTTGCCTGTCTGCCAAGAATGGGGCAAGATTACCTAAGCCCCTTCCACGAGCTACAGCTTGACCAAACCCAAGTTGATCGGCATCTCGTCTATCCAAGAAAGATAACGGACCCATTAAGCCTTCAGCTTCTGCACCAAGCATTTCTGCTCGTCTAGCAAGAGACTGAGTAAGTGGTCCTTGAGCCTCGCGTATTCCACCAGTAAGTTGACTGTAAAGATCAAGAGCAGTGTCTGCTTGTTGTGGAGAAACAGCACGATCAAGATCTATCATAGACTGAATAAATCCTGTGGCTTGAGGAAGAGATCGTATTGCTGTAGGATATATTCCTGCAACTTCTCCCTCTTGAAGAGCTTGTATTGGATCTCCTGAAAGTTGTGTCAAATAAGGCATAAGTTCTCCAAAGCTTGCAGCATCAAAAGTTCCTGCTTCGCCTCTTTCTCCTCTTTCGCCTCTTTCGCCACGCTCTCCTCTTTCTCCTCTTTCTCCAGCAGCACCAGCCTCTCCAGCTTCACCACGTTCACCACGTTCACCAGTGGCACCAGCCTCTCCAGCAATTCCTTGCTCTCCTTGTAAACCACGCTCACCTTGGAGTCCTTGTTCACCTCTTTCACCACGCTCACCTTGTGCTCCACGTTCACCAGCAAAGCCCATTTCTCCACGCTCACCCTGTAGGCCCATTTCGCCCTGGATACCCTGTTCTCCACGTTCTCCTCGCTCACCCTGGATACCTTGGAGTCCTTGTAAACCTTGAATTCCTTGTAACCCCTGAAGACCTTGGAGTCCCTGTAAGCCCCGTAAGCCCTGAAGACCTTGTAAGCCTTGCAAACCCTGCTCTCCACGTTCTCCTTGGATGCCTTGCAAACCCTGCTCTCCTTGCTGGCCTCTTTGATTCCTTAAAGAATCTATAATTTGTCCAAGGGTAAGTCCACCCTGTACAATTTGATTTAAAAGACCACCGCCTTGACCCATTCTGTCATAGCGACTGTCTCCTGCTCCTCCACCATAAATTCCTTCCATATCAATAGCCTCTAAATCATCGCCAAAAATATCAGCACCTTCGTTTATATTATTATTTTGTGAACCATCTTGAGAAGAGCTACTTGCAGGAGTTTGAGGTTGTGGGCCCATACCTGCTGGATCTGTAGCTGTATCACTTGTAAGAGTTGGATCAATAGAACCTCTGTCTACAATTCCTTCTATTCCTAACGCTCCACGTTTTCCAAAAATTTCTGGATATTCGGGATCAAATATACCAATTTGATTTAAGTCTCCGTAATCATTAAGATTGCCACCCATTTCAGAAGCCCTAGCAGCAATTTGACCTATAATACCTTGAAGATTTGCTATTCTATCAGACCCGAATAGTGGATTGTCAAAACCACCACCAAAACCTATAGAAACATTTCCTTCTAAATAAGGATCATCAAAATCATAAAGTCCGTAAAGATCCCCTCCGTATGGATCTACGTCCATTTCTTCGCCAAAATATGCCATCTTATCTTTCTAATGTTTACACTATAGACTATTCCTCCGCAGCTTCCTCTTCAGCCTCTGGTTCTGGTGCAGCAGAGTCCAAATCATCTGGAACGTCTGGCTCTGGTGTTGGCTCTGGAATTAGTGGCTCAACAATGACCTTACCATTTTCATCAGTCCACCCTGTGTCATACATATGCTCATCTTGACGCTCACCAACAACCATCCAGCTAATGGAATCTGTGCAGGTGTTGTCTTGGGCCTCAATGGTAAGGATATTGCCGTCAACGCTAGAGCGTACAGCAGTCCACCCAGACTCATTAGTAGTAAAGCTTTGAACATCACGACAGAGCAGGACAAACGTTCCATCTGTCATATCTGATGCCATGTCTATGTTTACAGATGCAACACCATCAACCAAATCAACACGACCTCTGTAAATCAAATCAGCTTGTGGGCTTTCCAAAAATGAATGAACAAGATTGTGAGTATCTCTCTTAGACTCTAAAGGATGAGGGATTTTAAATGATCCACTACCCTTAGACAAAGATCCGCTAATTGAAACATTACCTGAAACAGTAAGCTTTTCAGAAGCAGAGGTGGTTCCAATAGAAACATTGCCGTCTCCATGAATGCGCATTCTCTCCGTAACAGTTTTGTTTGTTCCATCAGTCGTTGTAGGCCAATCGGAATTAGCATTAAAGGTCATATAACCCTGAGGATACTGGTGAATTTGACTAGCTCCATCTTCTGAATTTTTACCAAAAGAAGTCCAACCAGCAGTACCTCTATAGCCGTTTCCGTTCATCGTTAGAGCAAACGCACCACCCGTATTTATTACACCGAAGTCATTAACATTGATCCAAGTGTTTGTAGTCGTCCAAGCGTCTGAATCGCGTTTTAAATAAAGTTGTGATGACACCTTAGCAGTTCCAGAAACATCTAAAGCCTCACTAGGTGTTGAGTCATTTATTCCCACCCTGTCAGCAGAAGCATCAACAAACAATGTATCGGTATCAAATGCAGCATCATCGGCAACTGCTAGTGTGGATGCCATATCTACAGCACCATCTATATCTACGGCATCAAGGTTGGTAGTACCATCTACATCTATGTCTCCAGATATGTCTAACTCTGTTGCAATGATTTTGTCGTTAAAGGTAGCAGCTCCAGCGGCTGACATATCAAGTGTAAGTGCCGTAATTGCAGAACCCCCATCGTTACCAGTGAAAATAATGTCAGCATCACTTGTAGTTGCATGGATGGTAAAGTTACCTCCAGTAACATCTAACTCTGGGGTGGCATCTGTATTAAAAACAAACCGCTCTGTGCCAGCATCTTTAATCCTAACTTGCGCGCCATCGGCATCTAAAACAATATCCCCAGAGGAATCTATAGTAAAATCTGTTGTAGCATTAGTAAGAGTTTCTAGTGAAACATTGCGGAATCCAGACACATCCTTATTGCTATCTACAACTACACCCTTGCTTGCCGTTACCGTTCCAGCAGTTACGCCATCAAGAACATTTAATTCAGCAGCAGTTGTTGTTACTGCTGTACCACCTATAAGCAGCTTATCTTTTACAATGTCAACAGTAGCACCACCAGCAGTTAGCAACTTGTCTGCACTGGCATCAAACTGAATGTACGCTCCAGAGGTATCTCCGAAAAACTTAACATCATGTCCAGTGTCATCTACACCAACAGTGACTGTGCCATCAATCTGAACATTGCCATCAATATCAACTGCATCTAAGTTGATTGTGCCATCAATATCTACATCTCCAGATATATCAAGATTGGTAAATACTGAAGTTCCTACAGCCGTAATCTTATCATTAAATGTAGCGGCTCCAGCGTCTGACATATCCAACGTAAGCGCCGTAATTGTAGAACCCCCATCACTGCCCTGAAACAAAATATCTTTATCTGAAACAGAAGAAGCAACAACCAAATTGCTACTACTGTTTGCAAGTCTACCAAATTGGGTTCCATCATCCTTTAATCGGATATCTGCATCTCCAGCATCTAAGGTAATATCCCCAGAGGAGTCTATGGTAACATCCGTTCCATCATTAGTAATTGTGTCTAACGCAATAGAACCAACATTAGTAATATCGTTATCGTTAAAAGATGTTGCTCCTAGGCTAACTGATCCTGTAGACGTAAGATTAGATGAACCAATATCTATATTTCCAAAACCAGAAGATATTGCTCCAGCTCCAAGTGTGCCAACAGAAGTAATCTGAGTCTGGGAAGCATCTACAGAAAGAACACTGCTAGAGGCTGATAAACCTGTTCCAGCAAAAAGAGTAGCTATATCTGC